TCACGCGGTCAGCGCAAAATAAATCCGGTCTTGATCGAAGCTGATGCCTGTCCAGCCTGGCGTAATCGGGATGTCGCCACTGCCGCCGCCCGGATTCGGTTCCACGCCACTACCTGGCTGCAACACGTCTGCCGCATCTTCCGATTCCAGCAGATCATAATAAGCCTCCGGGTATGCCTGCGCGGTGACTTCCACGCGCAAATCTTCCGTGCGGGTCAGTTTCACCACGCGGAAATATTCAAAGCCGTAATCTTCCAAGAGTTCGGAATCCACGCGGATGACTTTGTACTTGTGAAGTTCCAGCGTATGCGAAAACCACGTCGTGAATTCAATCCGCAGATTGTTCTTGAGGCCGCCGCCGTCGTCGGTAGTTCCGTCGAACGGCCCCAAGTCCAGCAACTTATTGCCACGTCGCACGGCCTGCCCCAATTCGGAGACACCGAGTAATGAATATTTCTTCTCAACCACGCGACGGCCATTGCCGCCCTGCGCTTTCGCCGCGCGCAACTGTTGCGCGACATCCTCAAAGATCAAAGGCCGCTCCTGATTTTTGTTCGCGGCATCACGGAAGGTGACAACGACACGATTCGGCAATTCCTGATCGTCTAACTGCGAGAGCTTCAGCGAAGAAATCGAAGTCTCGTCGCCTTCGTCGGCAAGGCAGATATTCCGATTCTCGCCCCGGTCACTGAAGGTCAACACACCTTCCAAGTCTTCCCACTTCGTCAGCCCCATCATTCGCGTTTGGCCGCGATGCGGGAACGGCAACGTAAAGTCTGCCGCCAAACAAATGTCATAGAAATGGCGCTGTGCCGTCTTGTCGAGCAATTGACCGACGAACGTCGCTCGCGTGCTGGTGATCGTGCTGCCGTCTGCATCAATCGTCGTCACGCTCTCGTCAGCCCAATCCGCCAAGTCAATCACATCCTGCACGGGCAACTGGCGCGATTGCCCGTGTCCCCACACTTCATTCGTCCAGGCGTCGTAAAAAATCCACGCGGGATTCGTCGAAGCCCCCACAACGAACGTGTCAGGGTCAGAGTAAATCCGCAGGTCATCCGCGCCGCCACAGTACACCCGACCTCTCAAGTCGCTGCCGCTCGTGTTGGCAAAGTCGCCTTGAATGCGCCCGACCGCCAGCACCGTGCCGCTGTAGTTATTGACGTTGGGCGTGAAGAACGTTTTCGATTGTCCCTTCTCGCCGCGCCGCGTGGTCTGGTGCTCATAGCCAACCAGCACGTTATTGATCTCGAATTGATCCACTGAGCTTACGCGCCCTTCACAGATTGCGAACATACACAGCACCCAACCTTTGTCTGGGTGTTTCTGGTTGTAATCCACCGCAAAGGCGAGCAAATCCAAATCGTCCACGTACTGCGGCCCGTACACGCGCCGGAGCGGACGTTTCAAATTGTTCTCGTTGCCGCGCGCCGTCGAGAAAAGCTTGCCGTTCGGATAGCTTTCAATCACCGTGTCAAACCCGCCGTAAAACGTGCCGCCCGGCAGATATTGCGCACAGACCGACCGTGACCGACGGTTGCACGGTGGCAGATTCTCGCTGCCTGCCACCCCGACCGAGCCGCCGGGTAAATGCAGATTCCAGGGGCAACCTGACCGGTCAATCTCGTCTTGCGTGTCGAGCAGCCCGCCAAACACCCAACCACACGACGGCCAGAAGGCGCGCGACGGCACCGGCAACAGCGCCGAACGGAAGCCGTAGCTGACCTTGATTGTGCAATGCGTCGGCGTGATTTCCGTCGGCGCGCCCAAGTGCCCGTGCCATTGCGAAATCAGCAGATTGAATTCCGGGAAGTAGTAAAACACTTCGACGCGATGACCGGGGCCGTGCAGCTTGTGCAACCGCCGAATCACTTTGTCCGCATCCCAGAATGCCAATTCAATTTCGGAATCGCTGATGCCGTCTTCAATTGGCAGCCCCAAAAACTGATTACCCTCAAACCGGATTTCAACGGGCGCAACCGGAAACGGCTGTCCTTCAATAGCAAACACTTCGTCCGCCTGCGAGGAGCAGTAATAGATTGCGCCATCCGGCTCCGGCCACGACACCTTGACCAATTCGCACACCCAGGGCGAATGCTGACCGCGAATGGCGCTGTAGTCTTCGGTTTGTAGGTCAGGGAGCCAGATCATATCGAATGCGGGTTGAAGTCCGTCGCGCTCAGGTTCGGAATCCGGCATTGCCGGATTGTGAGTTCGCACGAAAAGACGTATTCCGTCGTCAGCGGGTAATTCAATTCATCCTCGACAAAGCGGGCAAACACACGGTCTTGCGTGCGCGCCGGGTCAGCCGGAAACGGGTCACGCATCAGAAAGATTTCCGAATCTTTCTCCAACTTGTGACGCCGCCAGAACTCCCACAGATAACGGGCGCGCGTCTCCAAATAGCTTTCGCTGCAACCCACAAGGAAGTCAGGCAGCACATCAATCCTGATGCGCCACGCGCGCAAGCCTTCCGTTGAGCCAATCCGCGCGCCCGCCGTGTAACCATCGCCGAAGTTCGCCGACTTGCGCCGCGCTTGCAGCCCGATTTGCTCGAACGTAAAGCCCGTATCATCGAGCGTTTCGATTTGTGCGTTGCCCGGATAGCCTTCGGGCGGATCAATCGGCATAGCGGTTACGCAGCAATGCGCTGTCCGAGACGGCGCGAAAGTTGATCGTTCTGGTTGATGGATTGGACAGCCGCGCTGCCCACTGCCTGCGGATTGCGTTTGATCGCCCCCACGACCAACGTATCGCCATTCACAGGCTGAAGTTTGTTATTGATCTGCTGCAATAGGAATTCCACTGCTTTCGGATTACCGTTCCCGCTGGCGTAGGTATCGCGCGAGAACCGATTGCCGCTGTAGCCTTCGCTCGTGACATCGCGGTTTTGCTGTTGACTGAATTGCCCACCTTTGTTTGCCGAACCTGCCAAAGCACGCCCCGCAATTGCCGAAGCACCTGCCACCCCTGCCATAATGCCCGCAGCAGTGAAATACCCACTGGCCTTCGCCGGGTTAACAAAGAGCCACGCAAAGCCCTCGGCTGTGTAATACAGAGCTTTGATGGTGGCTTCTGCCGCGAGCGAGGCGAGCACCTGTGCCGTGATTTTCTTCAGCGCCCCCGGCCCCGTCTCGCCCAACATCACGAAGTCTTGCACCATCCCACCGACGCCGCTGGCAAGCTGACCGAACGCGCCAGACGCTAAGCCCTTTGCCTCTTTGCCTGCGGCTTTCAACCCCGCCGCCGCTCCCTGACTGGCGTTTTGAATCTGCACGCCTTCTTGCTCAATAGGGGCATTCGGGCTGGATGATCCAAATAACGACACACTACCCCGAATCGCCTTCTTTTGATTTTCTTTCACCGTTCCAGCAACGCCATAGTTCGTTTGCTCAAACAAACTGGTACTGGCGGCGCGCTCTGCTCCGAACAAGGAGGCTTTCGCACTGGTCAATTCGGTGCGGCTGGCTTCGAGCTTGGACGTATCCACCTTGATGAGATTCGTGTTGACTTCTGCCAACTTCTCGATGGCTGCCGTGTTGTCTTTGACTTCTGCTTTGTAGGCAGCAAGGTCAACAATCTGCGCTTGTGCGGCGGGTGAAGGCGACGGCTGTGATGTCCCAAAGATTTGTGTGCGCGATGGAGCCGAGAACGGCAACACTTTGGCGGGTGCGCTAGGTTGCGCGCCGGGATTGTAAAGCGCCTGCCGTTCTACCAATGACAGCGCAAAGCCGCTGGTTTTCGGCGGCGTGATTTGCCCGCCCAGCAACGCGCGAAACTGGTCGGCCCGCGCCATCACATCTGCCGAATAATCTTTCCCGGTCGTGCCGTAATCAGGACTCCGGCCTTTGCTGACGTGGTATGCCGCCCACAGCCCGGAGTTGTAGGCGGCGATTGCTGTTTGCCTCAACTGTTCGCCTTCCAATTTCGGAACGGTGAACGTGTACGCGCGGCCTTTGCGGTCTTTGATTGTGACTTCTTTACCGGCCAGCGAAATCAACTGCTGCATTTTCTGCTGCAAAATCTGCGCACCGCGTTCAATTGCCACGCCCGCATCTTTCCATTTGCCCGCTGCTTTGAAAGCCGCATCTGTGCCAATGTCCACCTGCATCATTCCGACACCGCGCCCACGATCCCCAATGATGTTTTTTATGTTGGTTTCACGGCTGGCGATGCCGAGCAACGTCGCCAAATCAAAACCTGAGGAGGCTTCTGCTTTTTTGAAGTCTTCAAGATTTTCTTTCGCGCGCTCGAACTGAATTTTGACTTGTGCTTTCGTGAGGCCATGTTGTAAAGCATCCTGCACCACCTGACCGATGGCCTGATTGACGATGCTGCCATTTTCCGTGATGCCCGTCGCTACACCTAAATCAATGTAGCGCCCCAACGGCTTGAAGGTTTCAGCCGGAGAGTTGATACCTGCCGCGTTTTTGACGCCTTGATACGTGCTGGTAACAATGGATTCGCCTGCTTTGTATGCCTCGCCCGCAGCATTCTTGACGCCTTCGACCACGCCGCCGACCATCGCGCCGCCCGCTGCCAGAAAATCGCCTTTGGCTAATGCCGTCACTGCCCCTTTGCCAAATTCAATTGCCGCACCGGTCGCAAAATCCAGCTTCGCCGCTAACTTGTCAGCCACATCCTGATAGCTCAGCAACAACCCCATTCCATCCTTGACGCCTTCAAATAACTTCTGCGTGCCTTTACCGTATAACTGCTGCTGCGCGTCTTCGAGATTGGATTTCAGGACAGCATACGAATTGCGAACTTGCTCACCGGCTTTCTGTCCTGTTTCAGCCAGCGATTGCAAGATAATTTCACCCGTCTCTTTCCCTCTCAGCTTTCCGTCTTTCGCCAAATCGAAGATTTCTGCTTTAGTTTTCGCCAGCTTTTTTGACAGAATGTCATAGACAGGGATGTAATTTTCAGAAATGACTTTCAATTCCTCATTCTGTGTTTTCCCAATCGTTGCCATCTGAGCAATTTGCCTCAGAATCAATTCCATCCGTTCGTCCAACCCCTTCGTTCCGGCCAGTTGCCCAATGCCAACTGCAACATCTGCCAAATGGCGTGGCAAGCCTTCAGCGGCAAACCCTACATTCTGCAAAAGCTGATCGAGCGCCAGAAGAGATTCAAACCCAGTTGGAGCAAGCGTTGCCGCTTGTTTAAGTTCCCCAATATGTTTCGTTGCCTTCTCTGCGTTGCCGAGTAATCGTTCAAGACTAATTGACGCGCTCTCAACTGTCGCGTTGAAGTCCAAACCTTGCTCTGCCGCATCCTTCAGCACGCCGCCGATTGCACCAATACCACCGGCTACCGCGCCAACCAACAACCCGCCCGCGCCAAACGCCGCGCCCCCGCCAATCAGCGAGCCAATCCCACCGCCTCCACCTCCCCCGCTGAGGTTGAGCTTTGCCGCCAGTGATTTCTTGATTTTCTCACCGGTGCGTTGCGCGTCTTTTTCGAGTTGCGTGAACGATTGCTTGCCGCTGAGGTTGAGTTGCGTAAACGTGGATTTACCGAAGACCCCTTTCCAGTGCGAGCCAATGCCGCGCGCGCTGGTGGCGGATTGCTTTTCGAGCCTGGCGAAGTCCGTCGAAACCTTGCCCGCCGCCAGGTCAATGCCCTTCAGCGAGGCCATTGCCTCTGCCGCTTTCGCGTCAATCTTGACGCCTAACGCATAGGTTTCGAGGTTTTTTGCCATAGAGAAAAAGCGCGTCTATCGCTCTTTCGAGTTCATAGCCCGCGCTTCCAAATAAAGCAGGGTTTTCGCTACCCAAACCGTATCCCAGCAATCAAAAATCTCTTGCGGGTTGATGCCCAATTCCACGCCCAAATGCAGCGCGTTGATTTCATCCCACGCTATGCCGCGCTCTTTGCCGTCTCGAAGGCTGGCGGCGATTCGCTGGGCGTAGATTCTTTTGGGTTTCGCGCATCATCAACAGCATCAAAAATCGCTTCCAGCACAGGCAATTCGAGCGAGTCAAAAAACTCCTGATTCAATTCCACGCCCTCAAATTCGGTAATGTCGGTCACGTACACCGACAAATACCCGGCACGATCAACCAACCCCTTTTCAGTGTCCAAATAAAATGGCTGCAATTCGCGCAAACTCTTGGCAGTGATGCCGCGAAAATGAATCGTGATCTCCGCCTCCGCTCCGTCAATTTTGATCTTGGCGGTTGTGACGTGCTTCGTGTTGCTGATTTTGGTGAGGTCAATTTTCGCCATTAGCCAATCGCCTCCCACACGCCATATTGTCCGAGCGGATTCGCGGCGGCCTCGCTCTTGGTCAAATCTGCGACGGGGCCAAGCTCCAACTCAAAGCCCGCCACGTCGTTGGCATCCGCGTCTTTCACGCTGACCGCTTGGCTGGGGCCGGGAATAATCTTCCACAAAATCACCCGCGTCTTTTCGTAGTTCGCGCCCGCGTTCTCGCCGGTCACAAGCAACTGGTAGGCTTTGCCCAATCCGTCCGCGCGCACAATCGAAACCCAACTCCGCGCAGGTTCAGTGTAGCTGAATTTGTACGGTTGCGTGCCAGGGATCGCCAGGAATTTCACCGTGCCGTTTTTCAGGTCGGCGGTGTAATGCGTGTTCAGCGTGAGCGTGAGCGGTGATCCGGCAGAGTCCTTGATGACTAACGCCGAAATATTCGTCGGGTAGCCGGGAATCAGCACTTCGTCACCGATAGCTACCGCTTGGAGTGCGTCCAACGGCAAATCTACGGCGCTGCCGCCTGCACTGGATTCCACCTTGCCCGCCGTAAACAGCGCGAAATTTGCGAGGCTGGCTTCCTTCAGCTTGATCTTGGCCGTAACGTCGGCCTGAATGGGGATGTCCAGGTCTTTCACCTTGAAGCGTCCGCGTGAATTGAAATTCTGCACGCGCTCTTCGGCGATGCCGATTTCCAACATGGGGAAATCGCCCAGATCACGAAAGCCTTTCGGCAGGCAATTGGCGTCAAGCTCCGCAATCTTGGCGGTCGCGTTGACGAGTTTGAGATACTTAGTAGTTGCACAAGCCATTGGTTAGCCCTCGTAGGAATTAAACGCGCAAGTCAGATAGTGGATGACGATTTCCACTGCAACCGCGCTGGTTTCAAAGTTTTCTGATTCGATCACAACGCCTTCGCGCGATGGCATTGTGGCGACGGCCAGCTTATTCCAGCGTTCGTCTACGCTGATGGCCTGTTCGATGTCGCCGATGATCTTGCGGAGTTCGCGTGAAGGGGTGTCTTTGCGGATGTAACAGCGCAATTGAATGGTCAACTGGCGCTGCGTCTTCTTGGCATCGAAGCTGTCCCGCTGCGTGGTTCCTTCTACGTCATACACGCCCAACAGCGGTAACTCATCCGCCTGTTTCGTACCCTGCACACGCACCGGCCAATCGTGAACACTCGCGCCAATATCGGTTTGATAGCCATTGGCAATCGTGATGCCCTGCATTCGAGCTATCACCGCATCTACGATTTGTTGCCGTTTCGTGTCTGGCATAAAGTGGAAGCAGAGGCGGGACTCGAACCCGCAATTTGTTGGTTATGAGCCAACCGAGATACCCTTTCTCTACCATGCATCAAAACAAACTCAATGCAACCCGTGTAATCGCGCCATCATCTTCGGCCTGCAAAAGCTCGACCTTGTACGCTTGGGCATTGATCGTGACCGCATCGCCGCGCCGGATGGTTGCGATGTCTGTCGTTTTGCAAAGAAACGTGGGCGCGTCTTCGGCGACCATCGTTTGATCGTAACCCCGGTCGGCAGTCGGCAAATCAAAATTACCTTTCACGGTTGCCAGCAGCACATTGCTGCGCGTGAAAACGGCTACGACGGCAAAATCGGATTCATCAAAGAACAAGTCCAAGTCTTCTACGAAGGCCATTGGGTCACTTTCACTTTTTCTTCGGAGAGGACTCGGACGGAAGCTCCAGTGTGCCTGATGACGCCCCGGAGTTATTTACTGGAGCTTCCGCCCCCTCTGCCCCGCATGGCAGAAACGTGCCGTTGAGCGTGCGAATGTGCGCCATCACTTCGTCAAGCTCAACATATTCGCCTGTCTGTGGATTCGTGCCTTTAATCATTTACGCCCCCGCGCGCATTTACAAGTGATGCAATGTGGCAGATTGTCGCGCCGCTCAGTAGGCTTCCGACGCTCAGCATCGCCCCTACCCCTTGCTTTTCTTGGCCGCCGCTTCCTTGTCCTTGTTCGTTGCCTCGCGCACGCGCCCGGAAACTTCCAGATTCACAAACCAGGATTCCGTGCAGGTGAAGACCTCCCCCGGCCAGTAATCTACGCCTTCATAATGCACGCCGAATTCGCCAACGACGACCACTTCGCGCGCGTTTTTGGTATTGACATTGACAGCCATAAGTTCTTCTCGTTTCGGGGGGAATCAAAGTTGTTCAGGCGCGAGCCGCCATTCCCCAGCAAACTCGCACCCCAAATCAAAAAACTAGCTCAGAATCAGCCCCGTGCCTTTGCTGAAACACGGGCCATATTTCAGTTGCAGATCGCACTGGTTGAAGCTGATGACGCGAATCATGGCCTGGCCGGCCAGCGTGAACGGGTCGGTCAGCAATTCCATTGCGCCCCACTCGCCGAACAGCAAGGCCGACCACACCCCAAACACGATGCCGTGCTCGTTTGTGCCCGCGCCGAGATTGCTCTTTACGTTGGTCGAAGCTTCGGCACGATAGCCGTTCATCTCACCGCCATCCTTGCCGCCCATCCAAAGCTTATCAGCGCCATTGACGGCAAATTCGAGTGTCTTTTTCGCCTTGCCTTTGACCCCGGTGGTTGTCAGATAGCCCATTTCGCCTATCGCGGCATTGGCACTTTCCACGGCAGTTTCCATATCTACGACTTTATCGTAAGTAGGATTGCCGCCGAAGGCCACCGCGTTGACACCGGTCTGAAAATAAATGCCCTTGATGTCATTGGCCGTGCCGTCATTGTGCAGCGCGCTTTGATCCAGCTTCAGCGCGTGTGCAATGACCAGGCTGTTTTGCACAAGCTGGTCAGCGGCCAAGACCGACTGGTTTAGCAATTGGCGGGAGAAGCTGCTGCGCGCCATCAGGGTCTTGGGCGAAAGCGTGACCAGATCAATCGTCAAATCGCTGGCCGTCACATCGGCACCCGGATTTTCACCCACCCAGTACGCGACCGAATCGGTGGCTTGGCGGACGAATGATACGTTGCCTTGTAGCCCTGGTAGCATCGTGGCACCAAGCTGAAGCACCTTCGTGGAATTGCGCAGCGCATCCAGGAATCCGCCATATTCCGTGAAGACCGAATAGCCTCCGGCCCCGGGGGTTTTGACTTCCAGGCCGGCGCGTTCCAGATATTCGCGCTTGAACATCGTCGGCACGAAGATGCCGCCCTGACGCTGAATATCCTTCGGCAGGTTCTTGTCAATCGTGTCGCTGATTTCGCGCTCAAAGCACTTCACATCACCGTTGCGACCCTCTCGGAAGGCGAGCTGCGACCGCACCGCGCGCGCGACGGAGTATTGCCGCGTTTCCTTCTCCGTCAGTTCGACGGGCGGTTTGGGTTGCGGCGCTTGTGTGGTGGTTCTCTTGGCGAGAATCGCCGCGCGCAACTCTTCGATGGATTTCCCGGCCAACGCAAAATCGCGCGCCAATTCGACTTCGCCAAATCGTTCGCCAATGGCAAGCAATTCTTGATCTTTGTCCATGTATGACCTCGTAACTTGAATGAAAGGTTGTGGATTGTCGCGGGGCTGGCTGGCCGCGCGGTTAGATTCCTGGCATTGCTCGCACTCGCGATCCGGCTCGCCAGTGCATTCGGTATGCTCTTCTTCCGGTTCGGTCTTTACGTCTTCCCGTTTGGCTTCTGTCCTGGCGGGCAGACTGCGCCCGATGCCAACAGAAGTGTCTGCTGGGATCGAAACCAAACTAGCCTCGATAGGCTCCCAATCGTCAGAGCGGTACAGATTCGGGTCATCCTCACGTTCCTCAACCAACACAAGATGATGCAAAAGAAAGCCCCCGCTCACGGCGCGCGGGATGCCATCCTGATAATCCTGCCACTCGGCTTCAGCTTCGGGACGCCGGGAAAATTTCGCTGTGGCACGCAAAAAATGACCATCCGTCTGCCAATCGGTCATCCCGCCGATTTTTTGATCGCGGCGATGTTCGAGAAGCAGGGGAGCGCCACCTTTGACGCGCTGCATGCGGATGGCTGACGGGGAGTGATTCAATTGCAATTCCCCAAACCAATGCTCAATCGGCTGGTCGGACGTCACAGCGATCCGCACGGTGCGATTGTCGCTGTCCGCTTCGGCCCGCTCTAACGGCAGCGCGAGTTCAAATCGCTGCCCGATGACTTTGGCTTGAATTTCTTGCAGGGTTGGTTTTTTCATCGCGTTTGATGCTCCTGGTTCAACCGCGCAGAGACTACAATAAAAAAAAGTTTGATTTTTCTATCGGAAAAAAAAAGGCCGCTCTTTGGAGCGGCCAAGCCCGAAAGGAACCAATGTAGCAGACGTAAAATCAAGGGGTCTCTTCGACGGAATCTTTGGCGGGAGTGGTTTCCTGCGCTACGATTTTAAGACCTGCCTGATCCAGCATCTCCTGTTCCTTCGCCAGCATCTGCACAACGTCGGCGAAATCTTTCCCTTGCTCTGCCAGCGCATCGCTGCGCGTTTGCAGACCGTTGTTGATGGCGAGAATGGTCGCCTGCACGTCTTTCAAGGGGTCCACCCACTGCCAGCCGCGCGGTTGCCAAAGCGGTTCTTTGACGCGCTCTAATTCAGACAGGGAAATCTCCAGCGCGCCGGAGAGGTATGCCATTTCCAACCAATCGCCGTAAACCGGTCGGCAAAAATGCTCAATCATCCAGCTTTGGAGTCCGCGCCAGACGTCACGTTCTTCCAATAACCCCGACCGAATCGAAGAGTAATTCACGCCTTCGAGATCGTTCGCCAGGCTGGTGTACGCCACTTCCAGCCCGGAGCCAATGCCGCGCAGCGCCGCTTTCACAAACCCGCTGTAATTGTTATTGGGATGCGTCGGGTCGAACGCATCAAACGACCAGCCCGGCGGCAACTGCTGAAGCATCCCTGGCTCGACCTGTTCTGTGACTTGCGCCTGTTCCTCGCCGTCATAGCCTGCGTCTTCCGGCGGTTTGAGGAAGCCACCTTTACAGGCGGCCACGCGCGCAGCAACCAGCTCCGCCTCTTCGTAGCCATTGAGAATCTTGAGCCGCGCCATCGCCGTGTAGGCCCAGGGGATGCCGCGCGTTTGGTTTTCGTCTTCGATCAGGAAAGCATGAATGATTTCTCTGGCCGGCACGCGCACGCGATTGCGACCATCAAACGTTTTGTCATGCATCGCCCCCGGATAGGTGAATTCATCCACCGGCGGTGTCAGGTAATACGCGACCGGGCGCTCGTCATCATCTACCTCAATGCTCATGAGCACGCGATTCCCATTGGGGAGACGGTCGTTGTATTGCTCATCCAGCCAGTTGACATCAAGAAACTTCAGCGTGAAGCCAAAGGGGTTCTTGCGATCATAGATTTTGCGCACCATCACTTCGCCGTCCCGCGCGAGGGTGCGCATAAACAGCTTTTGCGCATCCAGCCACGACAATTTGCCGGAAGCGGAACAAGTTTCCTTGTGGCCCCATTTCGTCCAGGCAGCCTCAATAGCGCGATTCAGCTCTTCATCGAGCACGGAGAATTCATCACCGGCCTGCGCGCGCACCTGCAACGTGATGCCATTGCCGATGACGTTGTTTTTGACCATTGAGAGGAATTTCTTAATATAGTCATTGTTGCGGGCCAGATCACGCGCCCGCGCCCGGAGATTACGCAGGTAAATGCGCAGCTCTGAGCGGGTCGAAGTGGGCGCAATCGTCCAATCGCTGGTCAGCCGATTGACCTGGGCGCTGGCATACTCGCGCTTCACACTCAGACGTGCTTGCCGGGACGCTTCCTCTCTGGCCTGTTGTTGGACGACTTGTTTGGCTTCGGTCAGATCAAGGATAATCATAAGGGTTTCGTGAACCTCGTGAAGATAGATTTGAAGGGACTTGCGCCATTGCCAACGGCGATTTTCCGTTGTTCTTCCGCATAGAGCCGTGCATATTTCTCGCGCATCATGAGCAAGTCAGGAATCGGGTATCGCTCCAATTGACGATTGCCGATCACATAGGATTTTTGATCGAGTGTAGCCTTGCCTTTCACCATCGCGTCAATCGCATCCAGAATTTCCTTGAGCGTCGAAGCATCCGGCACGGCGGCCATCACCAGCGTGATTTGCCGCTCATCGGCTAAGCCGATTGCGGTGGTAATTTGATTCTTGACGGTGTACTGACATCCATCAACACCGCCGCTGATGCGAGCAACGGTGGCTTTGTTGGCATTGGTGATGGAACTTGCCACCAACGTCAAATCGTCCGGTAAAACCCAAACAGACGTCAATATTGTGTCGGTTCCGAGCCAGTCTGACCAGTCAATCGGATAATCCGAAATTGCAAAGGCAGGTTTGAAATATTTAGGCATGAAAAGCTCCGTGTTTTGGGGGAATGCGCCACGCGCCCACTTTCGGGAGGATTGTGAATAGCGGTTGGGCGCTTGCGATTTGCCAGAGGTTTTTTTCTGAATAGATAATACCGCTGCCCCAGGAAAGTGAAGCGGCCTGCCCCGCCAATACCACACTGCCATAAGTGCTTTCCAGGAGTCGCCCGGCGCGCAGGAAGGCAGACAGCCCCGTTTCAGCGAAGCTGCCTTGTGCCAAAGCGATTTGCCGCGTCGCCCGCAGCAGAGCACCCTGCCCGGCCAGCGCGAAATTGCCCTGCGCCGCCGCCAGAGAGAGCGCATTACCCAGTTGCGCGCTTTGCCCGGCCAGGACAAAACTGCCTGCTGCGGCCAGCAGCTTCCAGGTGTTTGCGAACGTGATAGCTTGCCCGGCCAGTGCAACGCTGCCCGCCGCCGCACTCACCAATAGCCCACGCTGTAAATTCGTCGCTTGACCGCTTCCGACAAATAAGCCCTGCGCGGAAGCCAGTGTGCGCGCGGCAGTCAGAGTCAGGCTTTGTCCCGTGTGCGTGAAGCTCGCAGAGGCAGCAATCACTCGGCGCGCACCTAGCAATTCAACGCTCTGCCCGGTCGCCGTAAAGGAGCCGTGCGCCACAACCAGCGTGCGCGTTGTGGTCAGGCTAACCGCCTGCCCGGCCAGCGCGAAATTGCCCTGCGCCGCCGCCAGAGAGAGCGCATTACCCAGTTGCGCGCTTTGCCCGGCCAGGACAAAACTGCCTGCTGCGGCCAGCAGCTTCCAGGTGTTTGCGAACGTGATAGCTTGCCCGGCCAGTGCAACGCTGCCCGCCGCCGCACTCACCAATAGCCCACGCTGTAAATTCGTCGCTTGACCGCTTCCGACAAATAAGCCCTGCGCGGAAGCCAGTGTGCGCGCGGCAGTCAGAGTCAGGCTTTGTCCCGTGTGCGTGAAGCTCGCAGAGGCAGCAATCACTCGGCGCGCACCTAGCAATTCAACGCTCTGCCCGGTCGCCGTAAAGGAGCCGTGCGCCACAACTAGCGTGCGCGTGGATGGCAAGCTCGCAGACTGACCGGCGAAGGCGAAGACCCCGTGCGCGGCAATTGCCCTGCGCCCGACAAATACACCTGCACTTTGTCCACTCAGCGCAAAGTTGCCCGTGCTCGCGGTCAACGCCAAATTGGATGATTTCTGCAACGTGGCAGCCTGGCCATTGTGCGCAATGGTTCCTCCGGCAGCAAGCAGATTCAGCCCACGCTTGAGGATGGTCGGTTGTCCGCTGAGCGTAAAATTCCCGCTGCTGGCCGTGAGAGACGGCGCGCGGAGCAGATTGAGCGATTGCCCGGTCAGCGCGAAGCTGCCCGGCACCGCCAGAACGGTTTTGCCCAGCGCGAAGGTCGCCGCTTGTCCCGTGTGAGTAAAGCTGCCGTTGCTCGCTGTGAGCCGACGCCCCTGCAACAAACCCGCCGCTTGACCGCTTCCGGTAAACGACCCCTGCGCCACGACTAGCGTGCGCGTTGTGGTCAGGCCAACCGCCTGGCCGGAGAGCGCGAAAGAACCTTGTGCGGCTGGCAGCGGGAACCCTCGCTTCAGCGTGGCCGCCTGGCCTGTCACCGCGAGAGCGCCTTGCGCACAGAGCAGCGTGCGCGCCACTTTGAGCGTCGCTGCCTGGCCTACGCGCGTGAACGAGCCTTGCGCACAAACGAGGGTATAGCCGGAACTGACCTCCTTCAGCGCCACCAAGACGTGCGCGGAATCAATACCAACGACTCCCGAAGGATCAGAGGTTGCGGAGGTAGCGGTGGAGATCTGGAATTCACCGCCCACCCCCATATTCGTTATCTGACTGCCGCCTGTAGTCCCGGCGTGTGCCAGTAAAGTCCAGCCGCTCGAGCCAGTATTTTCGGGGTAGAAGGCGGAAAGCTTCGCCTGCTCATACCCGGTTGCTCGCACCCACAGGTATTCATTTGAAGACAAGCCTGACAGGGTCACGGAAGCACCCGTGTCCCCGTTGTCCACCGCCAGATTCGTGCCGTCCGCGACACTGATCGTATTGCCCGACGCCATCGAGAATTTCCACGCGGTGATCGCTTTGGCGGTTTTGCTGTTGGCCAGGTTGGCGGTAATCGTCCCGCCGCTATTGATTTGATTCGTGAGTTTCGAGTACCAAACCGAGACCGTCGCGCCTGCGTTGGCCGCCCCTTGCGCGTTGCAAAACTCCCGCGCTTTTGTCCAAGTATTTCCGCCTGCCGAATCCGAAATCGAAGACACTTCGGACGTGTTGCCGTCTGCGGTGGCCGTGTTATCCAACGCCACGACAACGACGACCAGATTATTCGCTTCTGCTGCCGCCGACGTGGTCAACGCCACAGAAGTGGAAGAGGTCTTTGATTGACCGCTTCCCAGTGTTCCGATGCTCGTAAAAGCCATGCGACGCCCAAAGAAAATTGTGCGTATCAGCCGCCAAAGAAAACTAAGCCAACTGAAGAACACCGTTCGTCGCGTCAAAGTCAACCGTGAAGGTTTCCCCGGTCAGCAGCGTAATAGACGAGCCATAATCCCACCAACCAATCAACTCATCGTTGGTCGCTGTGTCGTTGTACAGCACGACATAGCGAAACGGCCCGATACTCCCACCTGAAGCGGTGAACACCACATCGGCCAGTACCAGCTTGTACGTGCCGCCTGTCTGCGAGGAACTCGTAATGGACGCTGCCGTCCCGCCCGCGGTGTAGCCGTTGCCAGCGGAGATTTCGGTGATGTCTGCCTTGACGGAGTTACCCGCCGCAGGCGCGGTGTTGGATAACATTACTTTGAGCGTGTCGCTGCCCAGGTTGTGTGCTTTCTCCGTAACCGCTTCGACAAACGCATTGAATTTATTGAAACTTGCCATAGATGTCTCCTTATTTAGACTCGTGAATAACTGACTTTACCGTTGGTAAAAGTGGCGATCAAAACTTCCCGCCGGTGGCGCGGGCCAAAACTGACATGCACCCAGCTTCCCTCATAGATCAATTGATCGAAGGGCAGCTCACTCGCGCGCAAAAACTCAAACAATCGCTTCGTGCCAATCGCTGGGCATTGAATGTCTGCCGCTTGCCCTTCGACGTGCTGCGAGGTGTTCGCCCCGCCAATCGCTCGATTGAGGGCCGGAGAGCGGTAGCCGGACGAAACTACAACCGGCTGTGACAACTGCTCGCGCAGCGGATCCAAAATGTTTTGCACCAAGTCTCG